GGGTTTTTCCCTCGTCCTTTATTGATTAACATATATATGTGTCTTTTCCAGGCTATATATTTATGTTTTGATGTTTTTAAATTGATATCTTGATAATCTTTTGTGTTATGACATAATTGCCGTGTATATTAATTTATTGCGGATTTATTTTGTTGTTGCAATTGTATTTTCAAGCTCTACTTTTATAAGCGCTAAGCATATTTGGTAGCAGCCAGTAAATTCATGTGGTAGCATGTGATTAGATTATTTTCTGTAGGAGATGGAAACTCCGAATATAAACCATATCCCCCTTTTAACTACATCCCTAGATGTATAAAAGAAAACTCATCATACGATGTAAAATACCCGCTTGAGAGGTTGCTAATACCTCAAAATAGCTAACAGGACCGAGAAGTCCTGCCCTAATAAAACTATGAAAGCTGATAATGTTCAGCTCCCGACAGTGTTGTCGTAAAACTATAGTCTTATGTGTGTTTATATTTTAATTGTCGAATCAATTCTTATACTTGAATTGAACGTGTATAAAATGTTGGGGCTTTGAACCCAATTTGCATTTAACCTGTTTACTACTATTGTCTTTGTAGTAAATTATATTTTATAAAATCAAAAAGAACAAATAAGACAAGAAAGCATTTATCTAAATGAGATATTGAGAATGGATTTATCCGGTAGTCAATGTTAATATTGTTTAATACGGTCACTCCGTATCGCCCGACACATATTTTTGGGAGGTCATGACCCATTATATGTCCCTCCGTGGAACGTATCGACACTTTATTCAATTATATGGCCTAATGAACCATTTTTATTAACACCGCCTCCTCTTTATAGTAGTTTTTATAACTTTACTTCCTCAGTGTACACAGTCACAGAGGGTATTCTCTCATTTACTGAATGGGGGCCTCTTTACGGGAGGTTAAAACGTAACTTAAGCTCTAGAGACATGAATACTATTTCACGATTGTCGAAAGAAGCAAGGGATAATGCCCTTGCACCTTATGTTGAGAGTAGTAATTTAAATCAATTACTAAACCGTGTTCAATCAGGTGAAATATCATTTGATGTTGCTTTCCCAGTCTCTAATAGTCTGAGAATTCTATGTAAGGATAACTTTAAATTTGACAAATACGGAAATGTTATACAAAGTTGTTCAAAGATAAATAAATATTCCCATCTTTCTCCTAAGAAAGTTGATGAAAAACGAAAGAGTCGGAAGAGAAGACGCAGCACTAGCAATGATGAGCTGTTTTGGTTGCAATTTGAAGATGAGTGGGCTGGTGTTGCTCAGCACCTTGGTTTTGATGAAGTTGATGAGTCATTTAGACTACATGAGCAAGCAGCTGAGATGCTGTTTGGTCACACACCTATAGGTCCTTCGCCTTCTGCTTTATTGGCTCACCAGTATTTACAGCAATCCTATGCCTCACAGGCAGCATGCAATACTTTATCTTTTTTTGTTGATGTGGGTAGTAAACTGTCTGACACCATTTTTGGTTGTGAAAAGCTTGTGGATAAAAGTTTTGTGTCTAGATTTTTGACTTTAAGAGAAAGCGAAGACTATCTTGTTAAGTTGGTCGAGGACATGATGATTTTGGTGTATGCAATTATAAATAGTAGAAATCCTTATGATAGACATGTTGCATTGATTACATACCTTAAACTCAGAGGATCACCTGCCAATTTTTCAGTTGCGGCTTTAGCAGCTAATGCTATTTTTTCTTTTATGTTTTCTTCACCTAAATTGAGTGAGCAATCTGATGAATTTTTTGCAGATGCACGAAAATTTATAGATTCCTATGATAAGGTTAAAAAATTGGCAATTTTTAAGAAAACTTATAGATTTTGTATGTATCTTCTAGCTCAAGGTATTTGTGAGAATTTTGGTGTTAAATTTGATACATTTAATTTCACTAAAATAGAAGAGGAAGCAATTAAGCGAGATTTTACGTCACGAACTAATATGGTGCATTGTATATTGGATACAGCACTATTTTATTGTGAAGTAGGTGTTCAGTGTTTCAAAACTGGAAATTTATATCCACTTTTACATTCTGGGACCTCTTATGAAAAATGGTTTGATGAATCAAGACGTTTACAGCGATTAGCATTGCACACTTCTAATTTAGAACCGCATGGAACTAATACATTTGAATATATAACTAATTTGAAAAAATGTATAGCTAGTGGTACTTCTGTTAAGACTTTTGGTGTTTTAGATGACGCTGAGAAAAAATTGGTCAAGATACAATTGGAGGCTTTGATGAAAATTGATAATGAATTATTAACTAGACAAAAAGCTATGGAAGAGCGTGCTGCTCCTTTCTCATTATTGATTTATGGTCCATCATCTGTAGCTAAAAGTGCATTCAAACAATTATTTTTTTATCATTTTGGTCGTGTTATGAATTTGCCATTAAGTGAGGAGTATAAATATACAAGAACGCCCGGTGTGGAATATTGGGATAATTTTCAAAGCTCTATGTGGGCAACTGTTATAGATGATGCTGCATATATGAATCCTCAAACAGGTAAGGAGGATACGTCAGTTATGGAAATTATACAAATGATAAATAATGTTGCCATGGTTCCAAATCAAGCAGATCTCAAGGATAAGGGTCGTACTCCATTCTTGTGTAAACTCGTAATGGCTACAACAAATACACGACATTTGAATGCAAATGCTTATTTTAGTTGTCCCATTGCAGTTGCTCGAAGGTTTCCTTATATTGTTGAATTGAAATTGAAAGAAGAGTATGCTGATAGTCAAGGGATGGTTGATCCAACAAAAATGCCGCAAGCTTCAAATACTCAATTTCCTGATGTATGGAAAATCATAGTGACTCGACCACATGCTGGCGAGGAAGCAATATTGCCCTCATATATTAAGATTAAAGAATTCAATAGTATTTATGACTTTTTGAAGTGGAGTACTGGGCGTATACGTGCTCATGAGGCCAGTCAAATAAATGCATTGGATACAAATAAGAAGATGGCTCAAATAGAGGTTTGTGAGACATGTTTTATGCCTGATCACCACTGTGATTGTGAGAATAAAACTATGGATGCTACAATAACAAGATTAATTAATGATGGCAATTCTGGTATATCCGAGGAACGCCTTGTTGAGATACGAGGCTTAGCACGTGGCTTGAGTGATCTCACTGTTAGTGATCCTATTGATGTTTGTAATGATCAATTGGCTGACGCTTTTGATAAGAGGTTGGGTGTTGAATGTTATAAGAAAATAATTGAAGAATTTAAAAATAGGTACCCAGATTTAAAAGAAGAGGCGTCTGAGTTGTATTATAGATGGATTACTGAATTGTGTGAACAAACAATGGAGGCGCGTCATTGGTGGCTTGATTATGTGGATGAACAGGTTGTTAAAATGAAACAAGCTTATTGGAATGGAACTGATACCCTTAGACTTTATTTAGGATCTTTGAATTGTCCTGCATGCAGAAATGATGAGAGTCATAATTGTGAATGGGGTTATACAGTTTATTCAGATATTAATTATATTCCAGCAGATGAAGATATGAAAATTATTATGGATAGTTCCAAAACTATTCAAATTAAAGCATGGTTTTGTAATAAAGTTATATCATGGATCGAGTGGTTTCCATTTATGTTATTATTGCCCATTATTTTTCTGTTTGGATCTTATTGGAAATTTCGTTTGTTGCGTTGGTTTTTCAATGATTGGGAAGCTGTGTATGTCCTCATTCGTATGATGGGACATAGAGCCCAAAGGCAAATTGGATTCTCTAGGAAAACACTCTATTATTTAAGTGTTGTTTCATCAGTGGTTTTAACTTATAAATTGGCGCAGATGGTGTATGATAAGCTTTTTAGTCCACAAGGATCTGTAGAAGAACAAAATGTAAGTTTATCACGAAATATTATGGTAAATAATTATTTGGAAGAAATTGATTCAAATGTCGAATTACAGATGGCCAGTGTAGAAGCTGTGCGCGAAATGGCAAGATCAAAGGATGTTTTATATAATAATGAGTATGTGGATTTGTCTGATATTTTGCAGCCTAAGGCGTCTCCATTGGAAGTTCAGGGTAATGTATTGTCAAGTGATTTGGGTCAGAAGCCAGTACCTAATATTGACAAGAAAAATGTATGGTATTATAATGATCCTTATATAGTATGTAGTGCGGATGTTTCACAAACATCACGCTGTCTTAAGGGACCAGAACAGGAAAAAATCTTGGTTAATAAGATAAGAGATAATATTGCTTGTTATGCGGCACCTAAAGATGGTGGTAAAATGAGACCTGAAACGCTTTGCAAATCTGGTGTATTGTTTAATATAAGTGGTCAAATATGGGTTACGAATTATCATGGTATTCCACCACCACCTTTTCATTTGACTTTGTATCGTTCTGAACAACAAATTGGTATAAGTACGAATATTAAAGATATTTTAGTCACTGAAAATATGTTGAGGTGTTATGTAGATATGGATTTAGTTTTCATTGATTTGAAAGTACTAGCACCAGGGTATAATTTAGCTAGTTATCTTGGTGGTCCCGATTTGGAAGGTGTATTTAATGGTTTTTATATAGGCAAAGATAGATCTGGTGTTTCAAGTAAATTAAGAATTAGAAATATAACAAAACGTGATACACCATTAACAAATATTGATCCAAAAGGTGTACAGAAATGTTATATGGTTCCAACATGGTCTGGAGTGGTTGATCAAAATACTAGTCATGGATCTTGTGGATCACCAATGGTTGTTTTTTCTGATGCTGGAGCTGTTATTTTAGGTATTCATGCATTAGGAGGAGATGGTATGAAATGTGTTTCTTTATCATTAACAAATAGATTCTATGAGAAGGTAATTGAGGAATTTAAAAGCCCAAATATTAGTAGAGGATATATACCTATTTCTAGTGAAAGTGCTCCTAGAGAATTGACTAACATACATCCAAAGAGCCCAGTTTTATATACACAGTCGGGTACCGCATATGTTTATGGCTCATTTAAGGGATTTAGAGTAAATCACAAGAGTGATGTTTGTAAAACTTCAATATGTGATACTGTTGTTAAGTATGGTTATAAAGTTGAAACAGGTAAACCATGTATGTCTTATATGCCATATTATCATGCACTTCAAGATATGACTAAACCTGTATTAACATTAGATTCTGATTTATTACATATATGTAAAAACGCTTTTCTGAGTGATATATTGATAGCATTACCAGAATCAGAACTGAGTACTTTAATTACGTTGGATGATGAGACAGCTATAAATGGTGCTGTTTGTGTTCAATATTGTGATGCAATGAATAAGAATACTAGTATAGGTGCACCATTTAAGCGTTCAAAAAAACATTTCCTTGTTGAAAAAGAAATAAAGGATGGGAAAATAATTTATGAATTTAACACTGAAATTAAAAAAAGAACGAATGATTTATTAAATCAATATTGTGAAGGTAAGATGGGTCATTGTCAATTTGATGCTCATATTAAAGATGAGGCTCTACCTTTTCGGAAAATCATTTCTGAAAAGAGTCGAATATTTACTGGTGCTGAAACCCCATATTGTATTCTTGTTAGGAAAATGTTCCTAACTATGGTTATGCTCATACAGAGGAATAAAGAAATATTCGAGTCTTATCCTGGTTTGGTTGCCCAAAGTGCTGAATGGGAAAAATTATTGTTAACACTTCGTGATGAATATGAAGACAATGTGAAAGTGCGTGAAGCAATATCTAATTTCTTAGCTGGAGATTTTAAATTATTTGATAAAACTATGAGCGCTCTGGTTATGTTATTAGCTTTTGAATTGATAATAGATATATGTAAATTAAGTGCCAGATCTGAAATGGAATATCAGATTATGTGGGCTATAGCCTATGATACATGCTTTCCCACAATAGATTTTAATGGTGATCTCATTCAATTTAATGGTACAAATCCATCGGGTCATCCACTAACTGTTATTATAAATTGTATAGTATTGTGTTTATATTTTAGATATGCATTCGCTTTGTTGTTGCGCGAACAAGGTGAGAACAATGTTGAGATTGATAGACAATTGCGCGAAGTTTTTAAGAAGCGTGTTAAAATTGCAGCTTATGGTGATGATAGCGTTGTTGCTGTTAGAGATTTACCTTGGTATAATCACACAAGTATACAACGTGTTCTTGGACAGTGTGGAATTGAATTTACAATGGCCGATAAGCTAGCAGAGTCAGTACCTTACATATCCCAAAACGACATATCTTTTTTAAAACGCAAGTGGCGTTGGGATGAGGATATTAATGCTTATGTCGCTCCATTGGAGGAATCTTCAATTGCAAAGATGCTTACAATGTGTGTGCCTAAGAAAACTATATGCGCTGAAGCTAGAGATATTGACACCATTTCTACTGCAGTAAGAGAATATTTCTTTTATGGAAAGGAAATATTCGAACAGAAACGACTTTTGTTTCAAAAAATTATTAATGAATGTAATCTTCAATGCTTTGTTAAAGAAAGCACATTACCAACATGGGAAGAGTTACGTGATAATTTTTATATTAATTCAAAAGGAGTGAATATTTATAGGAAGTTCGCTTAGGGGACATCCGGTCCTGAGGAGGACTTTAAATATACCCACCCCCTCCTTCATGAGGTTTAAACTGAGTTGTGCTTGTGGTTGATCTCCCTTGCACTCCAACACCTGATTTCCTGCCCCCCACGAGGTCTTTGGTTCTGTGGAAAACCAAATAGCGGCGTGGTACAGCGAAATGTACCCAACGATGTGAATGCGTCCCATTCACTCAGTTTGCATGACGAACAAACTGGATGCTTGTCAACCCGTGAGAATTGGATTCAAGAGGAATTCAATCGAATTAGAAAAGAAGGATGTAATTTTACATCAGAAGAGAAGAAATTAGTTAGAGATTATTGGCTAGCACGAAAGAGAATTTACCCTGATACATGGCAAGATTATTATCTGAAAGCTATGAAAAATCTAACTACAACGAATAGTATTATAGAAGAATTTGAATATTTATCTGAACAATCAGATGTGATTGCAGGTGAAGCAGGTCATGAATCTGCTATGGTGAAACAGGAGAATGTGCAATTTTTAGATGAATCAACAGGTTTGAAGGTTGGTTATGATATGGGATACGATGGTATATCCGGTCAAGATCAAACAGCAAATACTGATTTGTCTAAATTTTTGAGCAGACCAGTTAGAATTGCTTCTTTCACTTGGTTAGAATCCGATGCCATTGGTACTGTTAGGAGTATTGCACCTTGGAATCTTTATTTTAATGATGCTAGAATAAAATATAAATTAAATAATTTTGCATTCATACAAGCTAAACTTAAGGTCAAAGTGCTTATTAATGCGTCTCCTTTTTATTATGGCGCGATGATAGGTGCTTATTTACCAAATCCTGGTTTTACCCCTTCGACTATTCAAAATGATACTGGAACACGATGGTTTATTCCATTGTCCCAAAGGCCTAGAATGTGGATTTATCCACAGGGTTCTAAGGGTGATGAAATGACTTTACCTTTTTTTTATCATAAGAATTTTTTGAACTTGCAATCAGCTAATGATTTAACTAATATGGGTACTTTAGATTTTGTTAATTATACTGCTCTAGCTCAAGCTAATGGTGTTGTTGGGAATGGTGTTTCTGTTCAAGTATATGCTTGGGCTGAGGATGTTAAACTTTCTGGACCATCAGTTGGTCTTGCTATGCAAAGTGATGAATATGGCGTAGGAGCTGTCTCAGCTCCAGCAACGGCTATTTCTAATGCTGCACGATGGTTTGAGAATATACCAATAATAGGAAGGTTTGCTACTGCTACTCGTGTTGGTGCGTCCGCAGTTTCTACGATTGCATCATTATTTGGTTTTACTAATGTTCCTATTATTTCAGATACTATGCCTTTTAAAAATCAACCGTTTGGACAGTTGGCATCTACAGCAATTAGTTTTCCTGTGGAAAAATTAACGGTTGATCCAAAGAATGAATTGACTATAGATCCTAGTATCCTTGGGTTACCACCCACGGATGAAATGGTTGTATCATATTTAGTTCAGAAGGAATCATATTTATGCACTGCGACATGGACAGGAGTTAATGTTGTTGATGATATATTATTTTCTTCACGTGTTACGCCTACCTTATTTGATAATGATGGTTTAACTCAATCTAAAGTTTATCAGACTCCAATGTGTTGGCTTTCCCAATTGGGAAAGGCCTGGCGTGGGGATTTAATCTTCAGATTTAAATTTGTTGCTACACCTTATCACAAAGGTCGTGTTCGTATATCGTTTGACCCTTCTGGTTATATTGGAGAAAATATTATTGTTGATGCTACTTCTCAGATGGTTGTTATGACCCAAATTGTTGATTTAGGTGAGGATTCAGATGTGGAAATAAGGATACCATATCAGCAAGCTACTGCATTTCAACAAGCTAGAACTGATATTACTAGTTCAGCTATAGGTTGGTCTACATCATTGACGCCAACATTTAATTATAGTAATGTTTTTGATAATGGAACTATCACGATGCGTGTTCAAACTTTATTAACGGCTCCTACTGCCACTACAACTATACCAATTTTGATATTTGTAAGAGCTGCTGAAAATTTTGAGATGGCCAACCCATGTGCTTTGGGAAATTATTCTATGTTTTCACCACAATCAGCGGATGTTTATGGAGATCCACTCAGTATGATTTCAGGCAAATCGAGTGATCCTCACGAAGAAAGATATCTCGTGAATTTTGGTGAAAGTATTAAATCAATGAGACAATTGCTGAGAAGACAAACTTTAAGTGCATTTTATAATTTTGTAACTGATGCTGGAGTTCTTCAAATGATTCGTGTTAGATTTTCTAAATATCCTACACATTATGGTTATGATCCAAATGGTATACAAATTGCCAATGGTTTGGTTGTTCCTGCTTCTACATTTAAATTTAATTATGCAACAACTACACCTTATAATTGGATTGCACCAGCCTTTGTGGCACAGAGAGGCTCAATGCAGTGGTCAATTGATTGGACATCTGGTGCTTCTCATTTGTATCCACACATTCGTGTCATACGTGACAATCAGAATTCTGGTGTTGCTGGTGTTACACATGTTGTACAAACTGTTAAAGGTACCCAATCTAGTGCTTCAAGATTTTATTTTAATAATATGCTTTCGGGTGCTAGTGGTCAATCCTTAACAAACCAATTTACACAGACTGGTGTTTCTGTGCAATTGCCAATGTATACTAAGTTTAGATTTGAAACTACTAATCCTGCTACCATAACTAATCCATCAAATATTGATGGGTCAGATTTGGATATGTTTGCTGTTGAATCTGCATTTACTAATAATAATCCTGTTAATGATATGCTTTTTATGCATGCTGGGATAGGGACTGATTATGGTCTATATTTCTTTGTAAATGTGCCTACTTTCTGGATCTATTCAGCTATACCCCCAAC